TTAATTCGTTATCAGAAAGCTCTAGAATACTATTCTTACTGTCTACTTTTATTACCTTTAAGTTTTTATCTATATTAGAATCATCTCCTAAAGTTATAGGATTTCTCCTTTTAGGTTCGTAGTCAGTGAGCTTTCTTTTAGATCTTCTATAGGGCATTATTTACCTTTAATCTTATCCACTATAGGTTTTAATACCATATCCCATACTAAGTCATCCTTTTTAGATGGACTTAGCTTAATTGCTTTTTCTAATACATATAAACCTAATAAAAACCATTCCCAGTTACTTGTTATAAATGAAAACATTTATTTCTCCTTTTCTAGTTTTTTAATTCTTTTTTCTAAGTTTTTTATTGGGGGATGAGAATCTTTTTCTAACATAGCAACTTTCTTCTCAAGCTCCTCAATATATTTTCCTTGCTTACTTATAGTCTTAATAGCTTGCTTCATCTGTATGTCAAGCTCATTATCTTCTTCAACATATTTGTTGATTTTATTAAGATCAAATTTCTTAAATATTTGTTTTAAAACCAAATCTAATACTTTTTTTACCAATATGCCTTGTAACATTAAAACCTCCAGTTAAGTCCTGTTGTAACTTTATATTCTTCACGATTATAATTACTGGACTTAATACCCTCAATAAATACCCCAATATGCTCACTTAGTTGAGTGCCCAATTGCAAGCCCAAGTCATATTGCATTTCATCTCCTTCATAAGCCTTATCTGTTAGTCCAACAGAATATGGAAAGAGATTTACCCATGTGTGTGAATAAAACTTTTCTGTGCCTAATAATAAATCAAATCCAATAACAACACTTGCTTCTGCTTGCCATTCTTTTTCTTTGTTATCTTCATTGTATTGCTTTATAATGCCTGGCATATGATATTCATAAAACTCTGCATCAGAATGAGCAACTGCATTGGAGTCAGGGTCTTCCCAATAATAATCAGCTTCCTCATAATAATAAGTCCAATATCCTTCTTCTGTATCAGGATCTGTTTCAATCCACAACCAATAATCATCTATCGTGCCACTTTCATTTAAGTCTATTATAGGAACATAATAATCAGTATATCCATACTCATAAGCTAATTCCCACCAAGGCAATTCATAATCGTTATAAGCTGGATGCCCATATACTGGGTGACCTCTAACAGCACCACCAATAGTAACATCAATCTTATTAAAATTAAGCCTAAATCTCGCATCATAGTCAAATATTTGTAAATCCCTACTTCCTTTATCAATATATTTTGCTTTAGTAACAAACCAATTGTTTGACCATTTAAGCCAAACTTCTGAATCGGTATATTCATGCCCTTGATTTCTAACTGAACTCATAGAGAATAAATACTCCCATCCATTTACAGCACCTACGATTGCTTTATCTGAAAGTTGTTTTTCACTTCCTTTATAAAATCTACTTCTTGATTGATAGTCGAACAAAGCTATCTTTCTTATTCCTAATGTATAATTGTAATCATCTTCTAATACTTGCTCGCCATTTATATAGGGTGTGCCCATTGAGCCACTAAGATATAAAGTCGAGTTACTAAAAAAATTAGCAAAGCAAAAACTGCTAATCGCAACCATATAACATATAATTCTTTCACAAAGCATTACTTTTTTCTCCTTTTCATAGATTTGTACTTAGGTTTTGCTTTTGTTTTTAAATTTTTCTTATTCTTCTTTTTATAAGGCATTAAAATCTTCCTTTAGAACTTTTTTCTACTTTAGTTAGTCTTTCTTCAAATGCACTTATCTTATCTGATAAGGCATCTATTTTATTTTTACAATCATCTATTCCTGATAAATCAACTTCAGGTATGTCTATTTTCTTATTTTTTAATTTATTTAATTCTGATTTGATATAAGTTAAGTCTTCTGCTAATGGACTAAGAGTTGAATTTAATTGTTTTAATTCTTTGAATGTTTCATCATACTCGCCTAGCTTATAGGATATAATTTTTAAATCTCCCATAGACTTAATATTATTAATCTCTTTAGTATTATCTTCCACTGCACCAGTTAGTGTAAAATAAACACCAACTGCTGATACTAAAACTACTCCAATAGTTACAAGAAACTTTAAATCCATTTGAAAAGCTGTGTTTTCGCCAATTTTATGAGCCATAGGTTCTTCTTCCTTTTCTTCTTTAATTTTAGATGCTAAACTTTGGTCGTTTAATGCTTCTGATACTTCATCAATATTAACAAACTTCATTTCTATTAATATTTTACCTAAAGGGACTGATCTATTATAATTAATTGCTTCATCTGCTTGTTTATGTAGGGCAGATTTTAGCTGCCTTTCACTTATGTAGCCTTTTAATAGTAATAAATCTCCTAATTTCATCCTTCAATTAATTCTCCCCACAAACTTGTTTTACCATTTATAATTTGTATAATATGAACTGTAAATAAACCACCTTTAAAAAAATCTACTATCGCAAAAGCATGACTCCAATTAATCCTTCTATTTGCAAGCCATTCATTCTTATCTCTGGACATATCTTTTAAGCATCCTATGCTCCAAGCAGATTTACATCCATCCATGTGAGTAGCAGAATGCTGTTGTAAGTCATGCCAATGTCCATACATTATATTACAGCCTAATTTTCTCAGATGGTTCGCTGCATGATACTGCCCACCATACTGATGTCCATGATAAAAGAATAACTTTCCTATTTTAAGATGTTGCCCAAAAGGATAATAATTATATCCTCTATCTTCTAACCTTACTGCATCTTTAAAAGTATATTTACCGACATAAGGATAACTGCCAACAAACATATTAAGCCAATTATCATGATTGCCTTCTGTTATATATTTCTCTTTACAGTTAGCTTTATCAAGTGCCTCATCTATCTGATCCATTCCCTTATTAACATCTTTAACATCTTTCTCTAAGGTAGGTAAAATATATTCTAAAGGAGGCTTCTTTTTTCTTTTCCATTTCCAATGTGAGAATGATTCCCATTCACCAACATCTCCTAAGTCTATGTATATATCTGGTTTAACTATTTCAATAGTCTTACACAGTACATTTATAGATTTCACATCATGGAGAGGAAAATGCTTGTCAGGGGTTACGATTGCTCGTTTAATGACCCCTTTATCCTTCAAAGGCATAAATTTTCCTTGTATTTTTGATACTAATTTAGTATAGAAAAGTTAAATTTCCTAATTGGAGGCTAGAGCTCTAACTTCTTCACTAAGCTCTTTTGCTCTATTTGGAGTTTGTTTTGCCCAGAGGGAATCGAGCATCTCTGTGGAGGCTTCTTCGTATTGTTCTGTTTCTAGGAAATATATTGTTTTTTTAAATTTAGAAAAGCCATTAACACCTAGCTGATAACACATATCAACTACGACATCCTGGATTTCTTCAGGAGCATCTTTAGTCCAAGGGAATGTTTGTTTTATTCTTGCAACTAAGTCTGCTAATTTACGAACAAGGATTAGCTCTGCTATATCCTCGTCTAGCTTGAGGTCTTTTATAGCAAAGCCATATCCAATTGTTTCATAACCTTCTGTGCATTCATACACAGTAGATCTAAAACCTTCGTGTTTTTTAATCTTTTTTAGTAGAGTCATCTGCAACCATTTTATTTTCAACTAAGATATTTCTTTTGCCAAATATTTTATCATAGTTTTTCTTATATTGTTCATCATTAAGTTCAATTCTAAGCCAATCTCCTTTACCACATCCTGTTAGATCTCCCTTTTTACGAATAACTCTTTGCTTTGCCATTATTTTTTATCTTTTTTCTTTTTAGGTTCTTCATAAGGAGTTGTGTCGCTTCTACTTTGACATCTATACCAACCTTGAGTTTCTAATTGTTTTATAATATCAGGAGATTCTTCTTTGACTCCTTTTACAAATCCTTGATTTGGGTGTTTCATAAAATAATACATTTTTTTCTCCAATTTAATAGGGGGGACAAGCCCCCCTATATTGTGATTAACTATCATTACCTACTAAGGATTAACTAAATTCAATCCCATCAAGTGTCCTGACTCGTCTATTAGTTTAACACCATAAATCATATCAGCAACTACTTTAGTACCAAGATATTCAACATCATATTGAGCTTGTACTCTTACATCTTGCTGTGCAGCAAAAACACAAGCATCAGAACGATATACAGCACCAACTTTAGTGCCATCTGTACCTGATGAAGATATAGAACGAGAATAAAATACATCCATTCCATAAATTAAGCCAACAGCACCTGTTCTAAGCCCACTTCCTTCTCCAACAGCATCTTGTCTGATAAAGTATTGTGCAATACCACCACTTGGGTTAAGCATGTCAGACAATATGTTATTATTAACAACCATTGAACAATCGTTAGGATCTATATCCATAGAATACAGGTTGTTTAACACAGCTTCTAAATCATCTGCTTGAACTCTATTGTCAGCAGTTAGATCTTGACCTGTTTGAAAGCCATCAAGCTCTGCCCAAATATCATCTTCAACTGTTCTCGCTAAAGACTCTCCAAACATTCTTGTATATTTTGAAATTAATTCAGAATTTGATTGAATTAAAGCCATATCTTCAAAAATGTTAGCAAGATATTTATGTTTATCAATAGACAAATCAACTTTACCTTCAGTTCCTGATGCAGAAAAAGTTACTGCTGTTGAAACTGATTTAGTTTCTGTTCCATCCATTGCAATCTTTGGTATGTGTACAGTATCTCCTGCACCTTTTACTAATGCTGAGTAATCATCTACAGAACCTCTAAGTTTTAATTTAGCTTCAAAGTATTTGTAAATAGGTTCAGCCCATAACTCAGGTATAAAATTCTGACCTGTAGTTGTATCTAAATATGCCATTTAGACTCCAATCTTAAATTTAACTCTCTTTCAACTCCTAAAAGGCTTCATTTTGAGAGCTATATGTTTTTAACATTAGCCTTGCTTCTTTCCATCGCATCTTTAACTATATCATCCCAATTTTCTCTAAGTTCAGATTGAGATAATTTAGTCCAATCCTTGGGAGGAGTTTTATAATCCTTCCTAGAATTTCCTGCAACTTCAGGAGCATTAGCTTTTGTTTTATTAATTTTATTTGTTACATATTCAAGAGTTTCCAAATCTAACTTAGATAAGTTTTCTCTTTCATCTTCAGGATGGTTCTCTAATAGAGATGATCTTTTAGCTTCCTCATACTTACCCCATTTCTCAGCATTGGCAGTTAAACCTTCGACCTTAGAAGACACCTGTTCATATAAGGCTTTAAAATCTTCTTTTTCTTTAAGTTTAGCTTCCTCTGCTTTAGCAAGGGTTTTTTCTAACTTAGCTAAACGAGTTTCAGCATCCTGAGCCCTTTTTCTATACTTTTTGCTTTCTGCAATTAGCTCATCATTTGGGCTAGATTGAGGAGCTTCTGTAGCAGGACTTTCACTAACTGTTTCTGTCGTTGCTTGTGTTTTATCTTCGGACATACTGTCCTCCATTTTATATTAAAATAAGTGAAAAATGCATATTTTTGCATAATTCTAATAGATAACTTAAATTAATATTAGGTAAATATGCAAATTTTTGGATAATTCACTACAAAAGTACAAAGAAAAGTGGTTTAACTTTATGGATTATAAACCACATTATGGGCAAAGCAAATTGCATTTTCCTGAAAAAGATACTGCTAGGTTTTTTGTTATGGTTTGTGGAAGAAGGTTTGGTAAAACTACTGCATCTGCTATGGAAGCAACATTTTATGCTTCTCAGCCCAATAAGAGGATATGGCTGGTTGGCTTATCCTACGATAAAGCAGATTTAATGTTTCGTGAGATTTGGAAGAAGATGGTTATCGGACATCCAAATGATATAGATAGAGCTTCTGAAAAAGAAAGGTATATCAGATTTAAGTGGGGCACAGTAGTTGAAGCCAAATCTGCTGATAATCCTGACTCTTTAGTTGGTGAGGGCTTAGATTTACTTATAATAGATGAAGCAGCTAAAGTGAAAAGGAAAATATGGGATATGTATTTATCTCCAACATTATCAGACAGGAAAGGCAAAGGCATATTTATCACTACTCCTGAAGGTTTTAATTGGATATATGACCTTTATTTATTGGGACAGGAGGATGATTTATGGGAGTCCCATCAAGCTCCCTCATGGGATAACCATTTTGCCTTTCCAGATGGGAAAAAAGATCAATTTCTTCAAGAAAGAAAAAGAAATATGTCGAAAGAGGTATATGAGCAGGAGTATGGAGCTAAATTTACCTCTTTTGCAGGTCGTGTTTATCCTTTTGAGAGGGAGTTAGATGTAGGAGATTATCCTTATAACCCAAACTTTCCTACTTTTTGTTCTATTGATTTTGGTTATAGGATGCCTGCTGTTGGATGGTTTCAAACTCATAGAGTGGGTGGTATATGGCACATTAACATGATTGATGAAATTATACATAAAAAAAATGTAAAAACAGATGAATTAGCCTTAAAAATTAAGGCAAAACCATACAATGTCCTAAAATATTTCGGTGACCCTGCTGGTATGCAAGCTCAAGGTCAATCAGGGCTTGGTGATATAGAAA